TGGCACCATTTGGTTTCGTGGTGAATGGTTTAGAGGATGAGAATATAGGAAATATGGTAGATGAGTACGGCACAAAGTGGGCTGCAGTAGTGAGAGATTATGGTTCAGATTGGTGATATTAGATAAATTCTAATAAATCATTATCAACTTTAATCCAACAATTAGTACATAATATGATACTTTCATCTATAAGAGAGAATATTTCCTTTCTACTCTTAGGATTAGTACCAACTCTTTTTGTTATTTTTCTTATTTCTGAATCGTGGGGATAGTATTTTAAACACACAGTTTCACTCTCACCACAGTGTTTACAGGACTTATCTGCAAGATTTTCATTTAATAGGATAATTCTCTTACGATAGTTTCTACGAGCCACCTTTTTAATCGTGTCTTTATACTTCTCATAATGTGCATTTACCATATTAATATTTATATGTTATAACACTTATAAAAAATGTTTTTGTAAGTTTCTTTTTTTATAAATATCTGTACAAAACAAATTCCAACTCTTAAAGATAAGGAGTACAATTTATGTCTTTTCTAGTTTCTCCTGGCGTTCATGTCAAAGAGATTGATTTAACTAATGTTGTTCCATCAGTTGATACCACTATTGGTGCAATTGCTGGGCCATTTGAGAAAGGCCCTGTGTCTTCTATAGTTACAATCACCTCTGAAGCTGACCTCCTTAATAATTTCGGTAAGCCTAATTCAAGTAATTTTGAATTTTGGTTTTCTGCTTCTAACTTTCTAAAATATTCTAATACCCTCAAGGTGGTACGTCCCGAATCAGCTATCGTAAATGCTGGTGAAGCTAGTGGTGTTCTAGTACGTGATACTGACCATTATCTAACAGATTTCTATGCAGAAACAGGTGACGGTCAAAGTACAACTAATGACTGGCTTGCAAGGTCTGCTGGTGTTCTTGGTAACTCAATTGGTGTTGAAGTATGTCCTTCTGCACAAGCATATGAACAAGACTTGGGTTCAAACAACCTAGTTAACGGTGCTGGTGCTGTCGGTGATAAAACGATTACAGTTGATGATGCTGATGCTTCTGGTTTTGCCTTTCAAGTTGGTGATATGATTAAGTTTCATGAAGCTTTTGATGTCACAAAAGTCGTTGCTGGTGCTGTTACTGCTTCCATTAACCTTACAGTTGATGGTGGTTCTGGTACGGTTGCAGTAGGCCATCGTGTTATCGGTGCTGGTATTACTGATATAGTTAAAGTTAAAACAGTTACTTCAGCAACAGTTTTTGTTTTAGACAAAGCTATTACAGTTGCAGATAATGTTGTTTTAGCATTTTCAGATTACGATTCTATAGAAGCTGGTGATACTCAATATGAAGTTACTTCTATCAGTGGTGAAGTATTAAGTATTCGTCTAAAAGATGATCCTGACTCTGGTGGATTGCAAACTATTATCCCTGATGATGCTTTGATTACAAGACGCTGGAGATTTGCAGACTTATTCAACGCTAAACCTGGCCAGTCTGAATATAATAGAGTAAATGGTCGTGGAACTGGTGACGAATTACACATAGCAATATATGATACAACTGGTGATATTACTGGATCAGATGTTGATGTTGCTGGTCAAAGAGGTAATTCTGTTATAGAGACTTACGCTAATCTATCAAAAAACTCTTCTGCTAAATCTCCTCAAGGAGACAGTATTTATTATCCAACAGTTATATTTAATCAGTCTGATTTTGTATATTGGGGTGATCATATTGCTGCTGGTACTAACTGGGGAACAGATACGACATCTGCATACACCTCAGTCGTACCTATTACTACTGTAGAGTTAACAGGTGGAACGGATGATTATTCTGTTACTGCTGGTGAACTTGAACTTGCATATGATAAATTTGCTGATACTGAAGGTGTTGATGTAAATTTAGTTATTGGCGGGCCAAGTTCTGCTGTTACTGATTCTGCTGCTGGACAAGATACTCATGTTACAATGATTACTTCTCTTGTAGAAGGTCGTAAGGATTGTGTGGGATTTGTTTCTCCATATCGTGCTGCGACAGTTGGTATTGCTAACTCTACTACACAAACAAAAAATGTAACTGAAGCATTTGAATTATGTCCTTCATCATCATATATGGTGTTTGATAGTGGATACAAATATATCTACGATAAGTACAATGACGTATATCGTCATGTTCCTTTGAATGGAGATATTGCTGGTCTTTGTGCTCACACTGATGGTGTTGCAGACCCTTGGTTCTCTCCTGCTGGTTACAATCGTGGAAATATTCGTGGTGCGATTAAACTATCTTACAATCCTTCACAGGGTGAGAGAGATCAGTTATATCGTTTTAGAGTTAATCCTGTTGTCAACTTTCCAGGCCAAGGTGTGGTTCTGTTTGGTGACAAGACTGCTCTTTCTAAACCAAGTGCATTTGATCGTATTAACGTGCGTAGATTGTTCTTAGTTCTTGAAAAAGCAATTGCAACCGCAGCTAAGTTTCAACTATTTGAGTTCAATGATGAATTTACAAGAGCTCAATTCCGTAACTTAGTAGAACCTTTCTTACGAGATGTTCAAGGTCGCCGTGGTATCACTGACTTTAAGGTAGTCGCTGATGGTACAAATAATACAGGTGAAGTTATTGATCGTAACGAGTTTATTGGAGACATTTATATTAAACCAGCTCGTTCTATTAACTTTATTACCCTAAACTTTATAGCAACTCGAACTGGGGTTGCCTTTAGCGAGGTAGGAGGTTAATCATGGCTAATATAGATGACTTTAAAGCTAATCTAATCGGTGGTGGTGCAAGAGCCAACCAATACAGGGTAACTATTACACCACCTCCTGGCATTGCTATCGGATTGGATGTTCGTAGAACTTCATTCCTAGTAACTGCTTCTAATTTGCCACCTTCAACATTGGGTGAAATTGCTGTTCCATTTCGTGGAAGAAATATATACGTTTCTGGTGATAGACCTGCTCCCGAAGCATGGACTACTACTTTTATGAATGATACTGATTTCATGATTAGAAATGCAATGGAAAGATGGCAGAATGGTATTAATGATTATGCAAATAATACTGGTGTAGTTGCACCTGCTGATTATCAGACTGATTTGACTGTAGAACAGTTAGATCGTGACGAAACTGTTCTGAAAAGTTATATATTCAGAGCAGCTTATCCATTAACTGTAGGTGAAATTGCTCTTGCTAATACAGAAGCAACAGAAATTGAAACCTTTGAAGTAACTTGGAGATATCAGCACTTTGAACCTTCTGGAGTATCGTTCTAATTTACCTACTAAATAGAACGTAGGAGAATTATAGAATGGCTGAACTTTTCGGGTTCCGTATAGAAAGACCAAAAAAAGCAGAGGGTAGTGTACCATCATTCACTACCCCTACTGCCGATGACGGCACATTAGATATTGCTGGTGGTGGTTTCTTTGGACAAATTTTAGATACTGATGGTAGAGAACGTACTGATTTAGATTTAATCAGACGTTATCGTGATATTGCTCAACAACCTGAGTGCGATACTGCTATTGAAGATATTATTAATGAGGGAATAGTATCAAATGAAGATGATCAAGCAGTGCAAATTACTCTTGATCGTTTACCTTATCCAGACAAAATAAAAAGAAGAATAAGAAAAGAATTTTCTGAAGTATTACGACTTTTACATTTCAATCAAAAAGGTCATGATATTTTTAGACGTTGGTATGTAGATGGTAGATTATTTTACCATAAAATTATTGACACAAAAAATCCTAAACAGGGTATTGTTGAACTTAGGTACATAGACCCTACAAAAATTAGAAAAGTTAGACAAATTAAATCCCACTTAAATAAAAATACTAGTGTTGATATGGTTGATAAAGTTGAAGAGTTTTATCTTTATAATGAAAAAGGTTTAGCATCAGCTGGTACAACAGGTGGTGATTCTGGTTTAAAAATAGCTCCAGATGCAATTTCATATGCTCCATCTGGTTCTGTTGATGGTAATTCTGGTAGAGTTTTATCATACCTACACAAAGCAATTAAACCTGTTAATCAATTAAGGATGATTGAAGATGCACTTGTCATATATCGTATTTCTAGGGCTCCTGAGCGCCGTATCTTTTATATTGATGTTGGTAATTTACCTAAGATAAAAGCAGAACAATACCTCAAAGATGTTATGAATCGTTATCGTAACAAATTGGTATATGATGCATCTACTGGTGAAATCCGTGATGATCGTAATCATATGTCAATGTTAGAAGATTTTTGGCTTCCACGAAGAGAAGGTGGTAGAGGTACAGAGATTACAACATTACCAGGCGGTTCTAATCTTGGTGAGATTGATGATATCACATACTTTCAAAAGAAACTCTATAAGTCTTTGAATGTTCCTATATCTCGTATGGATTCAGAAGCAGGGTTTTCTTTAGGAAGAGCTTCTGAAATAACAAGAGATGAACTTAAATTTTCTAAGTTTGTGCAACGTATTCGTAAGAAGTTTGTTCCTTTATTTACAGATATTCTTAAAACACAACTTCTATTAAAGGGTGTTATTGCTCCAGAAGATTGGGATATGATGCAAGAGCATATTCAATATGACTTTCTACAAGATGGTCACTTTGCAGAGCTTAAAGATGCAGAACTTCTTAATGATCGTATACAAACACTAGATTCTATCCAATCTTACATTGGTACATTCTTTAGTAAAGAGTATGTATTGAAGAAAGTATTACGTATGAATGATGCAGAAATTGCAGAAATGAATGATCAGATTAAGAAAGAGCTTACTGTTGATCCATTAGATGGTGGAATAAGTATACCAGATGGTGGAGATGGAATTACAAGATATCCACAAGATGGTAGTGGTGGTGTTGTTTCACCAGATCAGATGCCAGATTTTGAAGAACCAGAAAAAGAAGGAAATTAATTATGAGTAGAGAATTTGTAGACGCAATTGTAGCAGGTAATAACATAGGTGCAGAAGAAGTATTTAAATCTACTGTCGGTGCAAAAGTTGGCGATGCC